GGTTACGCAACAGTTTATATTTCTTTTGGTAAGAATACAAACTTAGAGGAGCTTAAAGATCTTAAAGAGATATATGCACAAGCGATTATTAAAGCAACCAAAAATGGCTATTCCAGGCACACTAAACACGCAACCGGTGCGACATAAGCCCAACTTCTCTGGCAATCCTTTGGACAATATGTTAAACGAGACCGCTATGACAATGGGTGACATGGACGATATGTCTTTTAATACTTCAGACATTGGGCCTGATTCAATAGGCGTAGACCCAACTAGTTTCTTTCAACCGAAGCAAGTTGCCGTAGGAGACGTAAACGGTATGTTGGCAACAGCAAGACCTAGTTCGGATATAAGCATGGTACAAATAAACGAAGTTCCTGACTTTTCTGCTTTAATGAGTAAAATGATGGCTAAAGGACAAATATAATGGCATACGGACTAATGCAAATATCGCCCCTAGATTTAAGACCTTCCACTGGAATAGGTGTAAAGGTGCCATTTTCTGCAGACATAGCGTTCGCATCAGTGTATACCACTAAAGAACAAACCAAGTATAACTTAATTAACTTTCTTTTGACCGATAGAAGAGAGCGACCTTTTAATCCCACCTTTGGCGCAGGATTGAGATCAAGATTGTTCGAGCAAATCACTGAAGTTTCAATGGACGATTTAAAACAATCCATAATAAGTCAAGTAGAAGCTAATTTTCAAAATGTAAAAATTTCAAAAATAGATATAATCGGAGATCCTGGTAGGAATTCCATAAATATAAAATTTAGTTATCGTCTAATTAACACAAGCAACACAGACGCCGTTTCAATTCAAATACAAAATGTATAAAGATGCCTAATCAGATAGACGTAAAATACCTAAACAAAGACTTTACCTCTTTCAAATCTGATTTGATTGAGTATGCCAAATCGTATTATCCTACGACCTACAATGACTTTAGCCAGCCAAGTCCTGGTACTATGTTTATTGAAATGGCCTCTTACGTTGGAGACGTAATGTCGTTTTACTTGGATAATCAACTACAAGAGACTTTCTTACAGTACGCAAAGCAAAAAAATAATTTGTACACCATGGCTTATATGATGGGTTACAGACCAAAAGTTACAAGCGCGGCGATAGTGGATCTAGACGTTTATCAACAAATACCATCAATTACGGTGTCAGGAAGCGTACTTCCAGATTTTACTTACTCTTTGACTATTGCCAGTGGAATGCAAATTAAATCCAATATAGACAATTCTGTTCTTTTTTATTGCCCCGATAAGGTAGATTTTACCACGTCGTCCTCTTTGGATCCTACCAATGTTTCAGTGTATACAATTAATGGCGCTGGAGCTCCACAATCTTACTTACTTCAAAAGAAAGCACAAGCTATATCTGGTCAGGTAAAAACTCAAACTTTTAGTTTTGGTACAGCTCAAAGATTTAATACTATTAATATTCAAGATTCCAATATTATTTCTATTTTAAAAGCTCAGGACAATAACGGCAATATTTGGTACGAAGTTCCTTATTTGGCCCAAGACTATATAATGAATCCCGTGCAAAATACAGCGGCGTCCTATCCAAGTTTGTATCAATCCGCTAATCAAGTACCATACATGATTCAAAAGTTACAAGTTCCAAGAAGATTTGTAACAAGATTCAAGACCGACAATAGTTTACAAATAGAATTTGGATCTGGAATAAACTCTGTGGCTGATTCTGCGGTAATACCCAATCCAAATGCAGTAAGTATCGGCAACACAAACGGTCTTACTCTATTGAATACGGCCTACGATCCATCAAATTTTGTAACTACTCAGACATACGGTTTAGCTCCAAAAAATATCACTTTAACAATAACCTATTTAGTTGGAGGCGGAGCCTCTTCTAATGCTCTGTCCGGTCAATTGACTGTTCCTATAGCTGTCTCTGCTACCAACGTTTTAAATAGATTAAATTTCGTAAACACAATAGCTACCAATAACGTAGAGCCTGCAGTTGGTGGAGGAGACGGAGATTCTATAGAGCAATTAAGATTGAATATAGCGGCAGAATACCCAAGCCAATTAAGAGCCGTTACCCAAGAAGATTACCTAGCGAGAACTCTAAGTATGCCTTCTAAATTTGGAAAGATATCAAAAGCTTACGTAACAAAAGACGATGCTACTTTTAGTAGTTACATGAATGCCGATAGATCTGAAAGGGATCCCATGGCAATAAGCATGTATATATTGGGTCTTGATAACAACAATAATTTGGCAGTTCCATCATCGGCATTAATGCAAAACTTACAGACCTGGTTAGGAGAGTATAGAATGTTAACCGATGCTGTCAACATAAAATCAGCTTATGTAATAAACATAGGATGTAATTTTGACGTTATCGCAAGACCTAATTTTAGCGGTCAAGACGTAATTGCTAGGTGCTTGATAATTCTAGAAAATTATTTTAACATAGACAATTGGCAGGTAAATCAACCAATTATACTTTCTGAAATCTATAGTCTATTGGATCAAGTTAGCGGAGTTCAAACTGTTAAAAAAGTAGATATCGTAAATAAGTCGGGAGTAGCCAATGGATACTCTGTATACGGTTACGATATTTCAGCAGCACAATTAAATAACGTAATATATCCATCGTTGGACCCATCAATATTCGAAGTAAAATATCCTGCTTCAGATATTCAAGGTCGCGTAGTATCATTCTAAACAAGTAACAATGTCAGTATATAAAATATTTCCTACCGCAGATGCCACTATCTACTCTAGATTTCCAACTCAAAATACTGGATTGGACGAAATACTAGAGGTCTCTGTAAAAAATGGAGTTAACACCATAGATTACACCGTCGCGGCCGTTCCGTCTTCTGCTTTATTACAGGACGACATACGTAGATCGCTTATTACATTTACGAATCAAGACATTTCAATAATAGAAGGTTTTGCTACTGGGTCTTGGCAAGCTGGGTTAAGATTATTTCTTGCAAACGCTGAGAATTTAGAAACTACTTACAGCATTCAAGTGGGTCAAGTGGGTAGCTCTTGGGACAGGGGCGTGGGTAAATTTAGCGATTATCCTGTTGTTACAGACGGCGCAAGCTGGTACAATCCCAACTTCTATACAGCATCAGTTAACGGTTGGACCGGGTATACCTCTACTTACTATCAAACTCCTGGAGGAGGAAACTGGACCGGTAGTTTTGTAGAGCAATTATTTTCTTATAAGGATTCTAAAGATCTAAATCTAGATGTTACTTACATAGTAAATAACTGGTTTAGCGGATCGGCAAATAACGGTTTTTTAATTAAGCACCCAATAGAAGTGGAGACGAATCCAACTAAATTTATGGCGCTTAATTTCTTCTCTGTTGATACTCACACTATTTACCCGCCTACTTTAGAAATGCGATGGGACGATAGCTCCTACGTAACTGGTAGTTTGTCAATAATTAATAACAATCAATTTGTGGTTTCAATAGATAACAACTTACAGAGCTTTAAATACAATACAGGAAAATATAGGTTTAGAGTAAATTCAAGGGACAAATATCCAGCTAGAACTTTTTCTACCTCTTCTGTGTATACCATAAATAAGGCTTTACCTCAAACTGCTTATTGGGCATTACAGGATTTAAAATCAGAAGACATAATAGTCGACTACGATAATAATTACACAAAAATTAGTTGCGATGCGACCGGCAGTTACTTTGATCTTTATATGACGGGATTAGAGCCTGAGAGGTACTATAGAATCTTGTTAAAAACAGTATTACCAAGCGGAGAATCAATAGAATTCGATAACAACGACACGTTTAAAATAATAAGGTAATGACAAATGTTGACTTGATAAAAGAAGTGTACGGGATAAACACCTACACAAAAACTATCGATACTAATTTTACCGAGTTAATAGCGCCTGTTAGTAATGTAACTGCCAGCGTAGTAACAGTAGAAGATTTTTTTACTTATTACGATCAATTATTTTTTGATATACCAGTAGTAGGATCTATAAATTCTCACACTTATCTAGTAACTAAAAGCCAAGAGTATATCGGAGGCTCGGTTATAGACGCGGAGAAACAGGCCTTAATAGAAGAGATAAATTCCCTTCGTCAACAAATATTGGATTTAAGTCAAACGTACCTTACAATAAGTAAAATAGTATAATGGAATTAGTTAACATAACATATACCGGCGCTGGATTTCAAGAACAACAGTACTTGAATCAAGACGTGCAGTTACTTACCTCTAACTTTGTAAATACTCAATTTGGAGAATCCAATGATTATATAGAGTATCATGTATACGATACCGCTGGACAACTATTAGAGGTTAATTATAACGCTTTGGACTACTATCCAAATTTAACCGCTAATGCTACTACTAATTTATATTCCAGCCTTACGTT